CCGCGAGGAACTGGCCCGGCGCGTCAAAGCTGGACCTGAAATAGAAATGTTCGCAAGCACTGAGGCTTAGATGCAGAACGCAGAGTTCAGGAACGGCGACCCGGAAACCTGAACCTGCAAGTGAGACGGCCAAGAGCCGTTTCCTGCAACGACTTGTTGGGCAGGCCGGTTTTGGTCAATGAAATCAATGGTTTTTGAGTGTGAAAATAAATGAAGATATTTCTTGCGTAACGCTACGCATAGTGTATATTGGTTGCAGGGTGAGTGAGGCCCAGTAAGCCAAGCCGCTCCAACAAAAATATGAAAACGAACAAAATAAAAATCGGAGTCGAAACGGTTGGTCGCACAGGTCTGACAGCGAGCGAATTTGTCCGGACTGTGACTCTCAAAAAGGGAATGCGTGTGGCAGTGGTCGGCACAACCACGGTGGGCGAAGTGACAAAAATAAACGGCGATGTAATAACCTTTGTGAGCGACACCGGCCCGACGCTGACCGACAAGCCTAAATTTCTCCGCGCCGTGTTATGACCGCCCGGGAAATGCAACGCCGCTCCGCAAAAGCCCGCTGGAGCGGCAAAACTGCCGAAGCGCGCCGCCGCGAAATGTCGGCGCTGGCGAAAGCGCGCTGGGCAAAAACCGTCCGCAAACCCAAGCGCGCCGCCCGGCTGCCCAACGGGGAGCTAAAACACGACGAACCGGGGCGTGTGGATTGCAAGTGAGAGCAACAATCGGCGTTGTTTTCAGCGATTTGTTAGCACGTCCGGTTCAGGTCGTAAAAATAAAAGCTTGACAACGTAAGCGGCTTATGATATACTATGCGTGAAGATTGGGAATAAACTCAATCCGAAACGAAATAAAAACATGAAACTGCAAAAAATATCCTACAAGCCAAAAGGCTCGCTGGTAAAAAACGGAGAGCCAATCAACGTCAAGGGACGCATCGTTCAATCATATAGTCGTGGCGACGAAGGTGAAGCCGCTGACTGGTTTGAGCATGATGAAACAAATGACGTTTGGTATAAACTTATCGGACAATGACCGCCGTGAAAAAATATCTGGCGAGCATCGGCAGCGTCGGCGGCAAGAAATCTCGCCGGACGCTGACACCAGAACAGGCAAGAGCGATGGTCAAAGTCCGCGAAGCCAAACAGAAGAATCTCACGACCGGCCCCGTGGCGCTAAAACCGCCGACCTAGGACGCGGGGCTGGTCGTCCGATGAATGACAGCGTAGCTGCCACCGGACACATCCACCTGCGCGTCGTGATGGCTCGTAAGAATTGGTATGTGAGAATGGCACGGCTGCACAATCTGACTTTGGCGGAATGGATGCAGCGTGTGTGCGACGAGGAATCAGGCAAATGAGAACCGCAGCAAGGGTTGACGACAATCAAGCGCAAATCGTGTCTGCGCTCCGGCAGGTAGGCGCAACGGTTTTAGTGATGTCGCAACTGGGTCACGGCGCACCGGATTTAGCGGTGGGAATCTTTAAGCGTAATTTCTTTTTGGAAGTAAAAAATCCCGACCAGCCGAAATCAAACCAAGCACTCACGGCAGAGGAAGCAATCTTTCATTCCGAATGGAAAGGGCAGGTTGACATTGTGCATAATGTTGACGAGGCAATCGCGGCCTTAAAATAGTCGCTTGACTTTTCTCGTCTTTCCTTTACTGTGGTTTTGATGCGGAAACACCGCACATAAACCAAAACTCAAAACAATGAAAAAAAACCTCCTTCTCGGTATCGGGCTGGCCTTCATGGTCAGCGTAATCAACCTCCAAGCTCAATACAATCCTCTCGGTTTTGCTCTCAACGCAACTGGCTCTACAATCGCCAGCGTGATCGTTCCGCCTGTGGGTTCGGTGTCACGAGTTGAGTATGTGAACTGCAAATCTGACCTGTCCTCGGCCATCATCCAGTTCTACACCGTGACCAACAGCACGTCCTGTCTGCAAGGTTACACCAACAGCACCGTAACGCTTGTGGTGGCGCAGACGAACGGGTTTGCGTCGGGAAACATTGTTGTTATTCAGCACGTCGCTGTCCCCTCTGCGCTCGAACGGCGTGTGTTGACGACTATGACCTCCGCGACAAACCTTGTTCTCACCGTTGCACCGACCGCCGCGTTCATTCCAGGCGACATTGTGTATCAGGAAACACCGGGTGCTTCGATTCTTCTTGGTGCAGCCAACGTCACTGTCGGTCCCACGCCCTCTGGTGTCTGTTACAGTTCAGTCTATAACGGCGCAAACACTCCATTACTCATTGACGTTACCGGCACATCAGCTTGCTCCATTTACGATATCGCCGGTACGTATCTGTATCCGGCTGCAACCGCGCTGCCATAACCCAACAACGCATCGAAAGGATTCACACAATATGAAATCTCTAACCGGAACTGAACTGATGCGTGGGGATGCTGTCATCGCTCCCATTGCGGAGAATCAATACATCGCGGGCAACGTCCAAGAGCTTTATGACCGGACGCAAGATGTTCGCATTGGTGGTCACGCAATCCGTATTCAAGCCGGACTCGTCCTCTTGGCGAGCGAGGCTTACGAAGGCTTCAAACCGAAAGGTAAGAAGGCATAAAAGAAAGACAGTGTCCCGCGTCTGTTCGTCATGGTTCAGGCGCGGGATGCTTTAACCCCCATGTCAGCACAAGCAATCTTCAATCAAAAGCTCCTATAAGCCAACGTGAAGCGAAGTTTTCAAGCAATTATGCCTCATGTTTAACAAACACTGAAAATCATGGCTTTCACGAAGGGCAACAAATTGAGCGTAGGTCACGGCAGACCGCCGGGGACTGGCAAGAAGCAGAACATCTCACGCGCTTTTCAAGAGTTCCTTGCCCGAAAGGAAGGCGGCAAACTTCGATTTGAGAACATGATGCGGAATCTTTACAATGAGGATTTGAGGACATTTCTCGCGTATGCCTTTGGCAAGCCCATTGAAACCCATGCGTCTCTCGACGATGAAGGGAACGCCGCGACTCCCCCGGCAGTCATAGCGGCTCTACAGGAAACATGGAGGACATTGTAAAACACGCTCGATTGTTGCGCCCCGATCTTTACGCCCAAGACAGGCTCGGCATGAGCCTTCACCCGAAGCAAGCTGCCATTCTACGAGATTTATTCCCCGTTCCATCAAAAGCCAAGTCAAGCCGTGTTTCGTTCAGAGCTTCAAACGAAATCGGGAAAACCAGCATTTGCGCGACGGCAGCGATACTTTATGCGCTCGAAATACTCAACGCTCAAGTAATCTCAACTGCCGGAGTCTGGATGCAGGTCGTGGAGCAGCTGGTCCCGAACTTGAAACGGTTTTCAAACCTGTATCCGACGTGGCGATTCCTCGACAGCACCATCTCAATCAACGGGATTGACCGTTACGTAGGGTTCTCGACGAGGGATGAAGGTTTTGCACAAGGCTTTCACAAAAGGGAAGGGATGCCATTGCTGGCCATCATAGACGAAGCCGCGAGTGTTGCGCCTGGTATCTTCAACGGCGTTGAGGATCGCTGTAACCCCGACTTCTTCCTCGTCATGGGTTCACCGCTCGACCCGGCTGGTTCGTTCTACGACATCGAAACCAAGCTGTCGAAGTTTTACACGCATCATCATCTGTCGCAACCGGAGTGTCTGACGACAGACGGTTATTGGATTGACCCTGTAGCGATCGAACGGAAGCTGGCGAAGTGGGGTGACAAGCACCCGTTCATCCAGTCCAACATCTACGGCGAGTTCTCGCAGAGGGTGGAGAACGCGCTCATATCGCTTGGTGAACTTGAAAGCTGTCTGGCGAATCCTCCTGAATGGCAGCGTCGGGATCAGCGTCATGCGTTCATTGACTTCGCTGCTGGTCGCGCCAAGAACGTCTTTGCCATGCGTTGTGGCAACAAGGTGTGGATTGAAAAGAAGTGGACGGAACGTGACACAATGGCTACGGTCGGGGAGTGCTTGGCTACGTTCAAGAAACTGGAAAGGGAATATGGCTTGTCTGCTGACGAAGTTGAAGGTGATGCCGACGGAATGGGTATCGGACTCATTCACCGTCTGCGTGAACTTGGTTTGTCCATTGGCGAGTTCCACGGTGGCAGTCCATCCATCTACTCGGACAACTATGCCAACAAGGTCAGCGAAGCGTGGCATGAATCCATCGGCCAGATTGTCCGGCAAGATGTCAACATACCTCACGACGACGATTTCAAAGCCCAAATTCTGTCGCGCATGAGCAAGCGCAATTCGTCGGGCAAGTTCATGTTGGAAAGCAAAGAGGACATGAGGAAGCGTAACCTGGACTCACCTGACGAAGCGGATGCCGTGTTGTGCGCCATGATGCCCTTGGTGAGCAACAAGAGCTTCAACCTGTTGGGACAGCAACAGGAGCAGGACACACGCGGTTGGGTAGAGCGGGCAAGGGCGGCTCATGGTGGCGGTAACTTTAGCGGGCTTGCAACAATAGAATCCAAATAGTATGAACAACAATACACGAGCAGCTTTCAAACGCCTTTCTAAAAAGGATAGACGCGACGCGGCAAAAGCACCAAGAAAGTCAATTCATGCGAAAGTCGCGCGGCACAAAAGCCATTTTGGTTTTGGTCAACTTCAAATGGAGGTCAAATGAGCGACAACAGAGATTCATTCACACGCGGTCGGACAATTCTAAACGACAGGCAACAGTGGGAGGATAAGCAGCGGTTGTTCTACATCATGCGCCATCGTGGTAAAGGCCGGAGCAACAAGCCGTGGGCGACGGCAGCAGACCTGCACCTTGCGCTCATAGACGAAGCTGTGACGAAATGGAAACAATTCACAATGGCACAGGTCATCAATGCGCCGAGGTTGGCGACGTTCGTAGCGATGAGACAGCAGCTACAAGAGACGACAGAGAGTGCGGCGGACTTCTTTAGCTTTGAATTGAAAGAGCGGACGAACCTGATGCGCGTTCTTGAAACTGCCGTGGACACCATGTGGTTACGCGGGCGTGGAGTCATCAAAGCGTATGTTGACCCGTTCGACGATTACAAACTGGTGCATGAGAACGTTGATCCGCTTTACATTCTATTCCCTGAAACGTGCGATGATTTTGGTGATGCTTACGAGTGGGTTCACGTCCGGCAAATACCAGTCGCAAAGTTCAAGATGGACAGGAGATACTTGAACGATGTGGACGAGGCTGACACGAAGGAACAGGACAGACGTATTAACCTCATGCGTGGTGGCAAGGACGCTGTTGAACGGATGAAAGGACAGTTGGGACAGGACTTCACTTTGATACAGCAGGACAAGGAACTGCGTGAGGGTTACACACACTCGGATAACAAGGACACAATTATCATTTGGGAACATTACGTCAGGACGATGGGCGGGATTACAGTCAACACCTACTGCCCGACTGCGATTGATATTAAAGTGCGGAAACAATTCGGTGTGCCTTACAAGGTCGGTGGCAGGGTGAGTGCGCCTTTCTTTTCGTTTCAAGCCGAGATAAAGGACGAAGGCTGGTATTCCCCAAGAGGAGTGGCCGAGAAGATATTCGACAAGGAGATTTACGCCTCGGAAGTGTGGTCATGTAAAGCTGATGCAATCACGCTTTACAATACGCCGATGTTGACCAGTGAAACGCCGATACAGAATCCAGCAAACTATCGGATTGCGCCGGGCGAGTATATGCCGGGCAATGCGAAGTTTGTTCAAGGCGGACAACCTGCAATCAGCTTCGACCAAGAGATAAACTTTGCACGGATGGAATCGGAGCAAGCATCGCAAATGCCGGACTTCGGCATACAGAAACCCGGTCAAGCGAAGGGGGAAAAGAGAACAGCAACGGAAAACAACCGCATTGCGTCTCTGCAATCTGTCGGCCAGAATCATACAGGGAACATCTTCAAAGATTCATTGGCGAAATTGTTCAGGCACGATTGGGGTTTGATGTTGCAATACAAGCGGAAGAACCTGACGTATTTCATCTCGGAAGATTTACAAACGTTGCCGGAGCAGGCGATGCACGATGAGTATTTGATTCAGGTCGGCGGTTCAACGGAAGATTGGGACAAGGCCGCTCGTGTGCAAAAGGCCATGCAACGGCTTGAAGCGTTCAAAGGTGCGCCGAATGTCAACCAAGACGAGCTTGTAAAGGGCGTGCTGCAAGCTGACGACGCACGGTTGGTCAAGAAGCTGCTAGTGCCACAGGCGCAGAAGGCCGCCAGCGAAGCCGAGGATGAAGCGATGGAGATTGTCATAATGACAGACGGTTTCCCGGCGATGGTTAAGCCCGGTGAAGATCACGCCACACGAATCAAAGTGTTGCTCGGTTGGATGGAGAAACAAGGTATGCAGCGTCAGCCGGTGGACAAGATAGCGCAGCAACGGATACACGAACACTTGGCCGTTCACATGAAGTATCTGAAAGAGTTGCAGCCGCAAGCGTTCAAAGCTTTAATGGCCGAGATACAGCAAAAGGAACGCGCACCGATGCAACCGCAGATGGGCGGGTTGCCGATGGGCGTGAGGCCGATGCCAAGGGTGATGCCACCGAGACGACAGTTACAATCGGCCGGCGGCGGGATGAGACGATTATGAAAACGATGATTCTTGGCGCAAATGGTCTATGCGGAACGTCCCTTGTTCCGTTGATGCGAGAATTGTTTCCTGACGTGGAACTCATTCTGATTGACCCTGACGAGGAAGCCAAGCCTCCCGTCATTCAGGCCGAGCCAAAGCAGGACACGTTGGTTTGCTTCCTGAAATCGTTTGGGATGGGCAAGGGCGATGTTCTCATAGACCTCACCACGGAGCTTGTTAAAGTGGACGTGATGCAGATAGCGGACAGCCTGGGCATATCCGTCATCAACTGCACGGCTTGTGAGCTTGACCGGGGCGCGATGTCATTGATTGACCTGCTTGACCCGGACTTGCTCATGGCACGGCACGAATGGGAAGTGCCGCACATCGTCGGCGCGGGGATGAATCCGGGGAATATCAATGCGCTGCTCGGCATGATGGTCGAGAAGTATGGGAAGCCTTTGGATGTGACTGAATGGGAATTGGACTCGACCATTCCGTTCAAGTGGGATGGAGAAGGATTTGCAACGTGGAGCCCGCAAGAATTTGCCAGCGAGTTTGCCGATGAATCCACTTGGGAAGCGGACGGAAAGAAGATTACGTTCCTCGGTGGTGCGCCGATAAACAACACCGTGCAAATGCAAGGCGGGATCGGAGCAATCTGTCAGCACGAAGAAGTTATCAGGTGGGCATGGCATTACGGGTGCAAGGCGAAATACATCTACGGTTACACGGTGAAGGCCATGAACGCCATCATCAAGAACATCAGCGCGGGATTGGAATTGCCACTGTGTCGGAAGCTCAAAGACAGGACACCAACTGGCGGGGACACGATTGGACTGCGCGTCGAGTTTGAATCTGGTGTGAGGAATTGCACAATTTCAGCCGAGAACGGATGGGACAGTGTGCCGATTGGAAGCAATGCGACGAGCTACCTTGTGGCTACGGGCGTTGTGGCGGCGTTCTGGATGCTGATTCAAGAGGACAAAGCAGGGATTCATTGGCCTGATGAATATGGCTCTCGGTGGATAAAGTTCATAAAGTCCAATGATTTATGTGCCATTGAGATTGATTCCGACGCGGATTATGGTTTTGAAAAAGAGTTGACAGCACCGAAAGAAAGTGCAATGGTGGAGGAAAGCTAATGTCACTTTTTAAAACAATCTTACCCGTTGACATAGGACGGGTATTGAGCGCGTTGCCGGAACATTTTTTTCTTCACAGCATTACCTTCAACAAAAACACGAGTGAAGTTACAGTTGAATGGGAACACGCGAAGCTCGAAAGCGGCCTGACTGTTCCGGTGAACTTTCCGCTATCGGATTTGACCAAGAAACTTTTGCCGGCTGGAGTGCGTGATTTGGACAAGGTTACGAAACAAAAACCCAAACCAAAAGTTGATACTGCACCTGCACCAAAGCCGACGCCGCCTCCGGCAATTCCTTTAATTCGGACACAAGCAGAATTTGACGATGCTTTATCCAAAGGTGAAAATCTGGAATATCAAGGCTTGAAGCCGATTTGGAAACTTGTTGAACATGACCACGTTTTCACCGCCGGTTACTTCTATCGAAAAGCAGTTGACGGCAAGGCAAAGTCAGTGTAACGATTATTTGTTAATGAAACGATTCGGTCAATGGTTGATGAAAAAGCTGGGGCGGAGCGATAAGGTTTCGTGTTTTCCCTTATCCTCCGCTCCGGTCGCTCCTAACTGGACACCTGACCACGCACAATGGCTGCATCAGATGTTGATTCAGCCATTCGGTCAAGATCTCTTGGCTCGAGCAAGAGCGATGCAATGCAACTTGGCTGTCAAGTCATGCAAGGGGGAATTTGAGCCTGCTCGCGCTGCTGGCGTGGGCGATGCGATTGACTGGCTCGAAAGTCTCACACGATTTCCACAGGCCACTGGTGAGCAAGTGGCAACACCAAAGCCCTCTCCGCGAGAACGAGGGAACTTTGCACCTGAACTCGCAACACAAACGTAAATATGGATGCACCTGAACTAGCACCGAAACCTGTATCTGAACAGTTGGACGAGCAGTTGACCGAGTTGGAGGCACAGCTTCCAGAGTCAAAGGCCGATTTAACACTAGATAAAGGTGGCACGATTTCCGAAGCCGACCGTGCGGCTTCTGCTGGTGACAAAGGTGAGTCCGCACCCAATTCTACAAAACCAACAGACACACCGTCGGAAGCAGACAAAGCGGAAGTTGAAACGGCACAGGCCGAGGCTGCAAAGGAAGGCAAGGAACTCAAGCTCGACGACAAGGGCGTTCCGTCAAGGGACGCGCAAGGCAAGTTCGTCAAGCAGGACAAGAAACCCGCTCCTAAAACTGCCGTCACATTCACGCCACAAGAAGCTGAAAAGTATTTGAATTGGCTGAAACAGACGCAGAGTAAATACGCGCACGACATCGGAAAGAAACTTGTGCGTTGGGATACGATTCAGGAAAAGGAAAAGGCATTGACCGCTCGCATTGCGTCAGAGGACGCGCGGCTCAAAGGAGCTATTGCGAAGTTCAATGCCGATGTCCAAGCGCACCAAGCCTCACAGATTGTCTCGCCTGAAAAGCACGAGGCATGGGCGACCAAAGAGGGTCAACGCGCCGCCACGCTCGAAGCCGAGGCCAAGACAGCCGAGGATAATGGCGACTTTGATAAGGCTGAAAAGATGAAAGCACAGGCTGTTGAGGCTCGTGCGTTCGAGAAGATTGCCAAAGGCCGAGCCGAAGAACTCCGCAAGAATCCGCCACCGACAATTAAACAGCAGCAAGAACAGTTCACAGCGAATCAAAAGTCATGGGTTGACAAAGCCTGCATTGATTTCCCCGACTTCAAGGACAAGGAAAGTGCCGTGTTCAAAGGAGCGGTGGAATACTTCAAGCAGATAACGGCTTCTCATCCCGTTGTGGCGAAGTTGCCGGGATTCATTTATTTTGCTGTTGAACACTCTGCGCTAAAGACTGCTGCCGACCGTGTGCCTGCATTGGAAAAGGAATTGGGTGAGCTAAAGACGAAGCTCACCGAACTCGAAGCACTGACAAACCCTACTCCAAGTGGGGGTGTGGCACGGCAACCCGCCAAAAAAGGCAATACTTTGGATGATGAATTTGAAGCATTGCAGGCGGAAGCGGCACGGATGACTGTCGGCTAGAGTAGGATGAGCCTTGTCCTCACGACATGCCCATTCAAACAACCTCAAACCCAAGCGACTTCCAGTATAGACGGCAAGAATATCTGGCGCGTGTTGCTTGGCCGGAGTTGGAATTTCAACTTCGGATGTATCAGTTTGCCGAAAAGGAAACACTTCCCGCCAAAGGCTTCAAAGCCGCACGGTTCTACCGCTTGCGGAAAGCTCGTCGGCGCACATCTACTGCCGGTCCGACAAACTTGACGGAAGGCAGCATGACGGCTCGCGGTTCGACCGTCACAACGGGTTATGTGGACTGCTACGCAATACAACGCGGCGATGATTTCTCGCTGACGGACATTGTTGTGGCTACGGACATTCTGCCCACACTGAAAAACAACATGAGCGTCATTATGAAGGACGCCGCCCTTGACTTGGACGGCATCCTGATGGCGGCACTTATGGGTAATGCCGGCACCGCGCAATTAGCCAATGCACTTGGTTTGGGCGCCGCGCAGACCACGCTCTACGGCAGCAACAACACTTACGGGACCGCACAAGCACCGTATTTTGAACGGTTCTGCGGTGTGGCGAATACCGGAGTCAGCGCAACTGACTTTGCGACTCATGCGGCTTTGCCTGCTGCAAGCGCGAAGTTCACTCGCATTGAAAACCTCAAAGCGATGACGCAGTTGCGGGCGAACGACATTGAACCGGCTGATGGTATGGCGTATCCCGCCGTTCTGTCCCCGCTGCAAATGTTCGATATGCGCCTGGACCCGACGCTCGTATCGGCAATGACTCACCGCGACACAACCAAGCTCTACAAGTATGAAAAGGTGGAGTTGGATGGTGCGGCGTTCATCGAAACGACTGCTCCGTGGATTGAAGCTGCCGGTGGTTACGGCATATTCAACGCGGCTGGTAACATCAACACGATTCTTTACATGGGGAAAGACGCGCTTGGTGCTATCAAAATCTCGAACAACATTGCCGGTGGCGATCCGGGCGCAATCAAGATTGACGTTCTGGACAAAGCTGACAAATCAGACATCTACAATCAGACGATTGTTGGTGTGTGGAAAACGTTCTTCGGCGCGATTATGAAGCTCACCAGTGACACGTCAGACGTGCCTCATGTGTGCGCTCTCCGTTGCCAGACAACATACAAGTAACCAGTAACCGGTTAATCCGACTGGCGGTAGGTCAATTCCTGCCGCCAGCTTTACCCAAACAATTTTATGAATGAAGCTCCTCCAATAGAAAAAGCCCCGCCAATGCCTCCGCCAATGAGCAGCGCACCGCCGATGCCGTCCGAAGGCGCAGCAACTTCGATGGAAGTGTCCGTGCCCATCGAAGCTCTGGCGAGTCCAGGAGAAGATGACAAGCTCGTCAATCCCGAAGTAGGCGACTTGGTGCAGTTCCAGACAGAGGGCAAGGTAACGCGCATTGAGGGTGACAACGCCTTTGTTGGCGTTGAAAGTGTCAACGGCAAGCCCGTCAGCCAAGAAGCTGCCATAACGAAGGACACGCCCGAACAAGACCAAAACAACGAATTTGCACAGCTTCAATCCGAGGCTGGCCAACAGATGATGTAATTTATGAACGATTCATTTTCCACACACACGATTGGCGATGCCACAAGCGTCACGTCACGATTCGGCAGTGAGAACGGTATTGTCCGGCCTGAACGGTTGCTGGACGTTCTCTGCTTCAATAGTTCTGGCGGAACACTGTATATGCAAGTGTTTGAAATCACCAACAGCTTGATCCCGAAAGGAACGGCCTACGCTGGTGGTGGAACAGCTACGCTCGCCGGGCTTACGGCAGGTCACACCTACGCTTACATATTCGGCGCGAATGACACGAACATCATCAACAATGGGACGACCATTCTTGCCGCAACTGGCGCGGGAACATTCGTAGCGGGCGCAACGTCAATCACACTCACCGGAACTGGCAGCGCGTTGATTACTACACAAATCACCGACTTGACCGTGCCGAACAGCGCACAAGTGCCAAGTGACGGTGCTGTGCCGAAGTTCGCGTTTCCGGTGCAAGCTGGATTGGGCGGAACACTTGGTGGAGGAATTGACATGACGGGCATTTACTGTTGCTGGTCAAGCACGGCAGCGACCAAGACGATTGCTGCTGCTAGTGGTAGTATCGCAATCGTTATTCGAGGTTAAACTTATGAGAAATCTAATTGTTGGGCTACTGGCGTTGTTTCTAACAACGCCGGTGTTTGCAGAGATGGGAAGTCAAACGGGTGCTTACGGATCAGTAGGTGCTGGCGGCGGTAGTGGGACAGCCACAAATCTTTCAGGCGCAGCACTCGTAACTGTCACGAACATTGCTTTGAGCATTGGCAGTCCAACTAATGGAATTACTGCAACCACAGGGACAAACATTGCTTCGGCGGTTAGTCTGACCAACATCGCTGCTTTCGGAAACACGACAGTTGCCATAATGACAAACGCTGCGAACATCATTTCTGGCACAGGAACTAATTTGACTGGGATTCTTGCTGGGAACATCTTGGGGACAGCAGTTACCAACGCGCAACTGGTCTCCGCCACGAACAATTTGCTTGCAACGGTTAATGCAAACATTTTGACAGCCACAAATAACAACCTTGCTTCTGCCAACGCAAATATCCTGACTGCCACGAATAATTTGCTTGTAACAGTTAATGCCAACATTCTTTCGGCCACAAACGGCAATCTAGCATCTGCAACGACTCTGATTCAGGCGGCGACAAATGCAGTGGTAACGGGTCAGTTGGTTTCTGCTACCAACGCCAGCTTCTCCGCCCTTACAAATTATCTTGAAGCAACTGTTTTTATTACAAACTTTGCCATTCCGACTTACCGGACGAATTACACGGTATCACTGGCTGGTCTTGGTGTAACGACAAACCTTCTGATTCGGGAGGACTTGTATCTTGTGCCGCAGTCCAGCAATCCGCTTGTCCTGAAAATGATTTCTGGGACGTTGTTAAATTCAAAAGGGATTGGCGGTGCGGATAATGCTGGGTGTCCACCGTTTGCCCAGACCACAAGTGATGGCGGCCTTACATGGTCGGTGATTTACACCGGAGAGACTCACATTTCAT